TACACCTTTTGCAGCTACCGATGTTGATACAGGTAACGCTCTTTTGTGGCCTGAAACAGCAACTAACGGTAAAGCAGGTCAGCCGCTGTTTCTTCGTAAATTTATTCCGGCGCGTCTGACTGATAACCCCTACCTCGCGCAAACTGGTGAATATGAAGCCATGTTGAGGTCGCTCCCAGAAGTCGAACGAAGGCGGCTTCTAGATGGGGATTGGGATGTCGCAGAGGGAGCGGCGTTCCCAGAGTTTTCCCGCAACATTCACGTTGTGGAAGCCTCACAGACACAGATACCGTACAACTGGTTGCGCCTTCGTGCAGCAGATTACGGATATGCCGCCCCCTCCTGTGTTCTGTGGGGCGCAGTTGACTGGGACGATACTCTGTGGATTTACAGGGAGTTTTACGGCAAGGGGCAGACTGCAGAAACTCTGGCTAACATCATTGTAAATCTGGAGGGAGACGATCCCGGTATGTACTACTCGGTGCTTGACTCCTCCTGTTGGAACAGGACAGGCACCGGACCTTCAATCGCTGAAACCCTGATTCGCTGTGGGGCTAGGTTTACTCCATCAGATAGAAACAGGATTGCAGGTAAATTGGAACTACACAGGCGTTTACAGGTAGACGAGTTAACACAAGAACCAAGAATAAAGATACTTTCAACCTGCACACAGCTTATACGTACTCTCTCAGGGCTACCTTTGTCAAAAACAAACCCTGAAGATGTAGATACGAAAGCAGATGATCACGCCTACGACGCCTTGCGGTACATGTGTATGACTCGCGCAAGAGGCCATCTAACCATTAACTCAATGATGAATAAGATGAAAGAAGCAAAGCCTCAACCTTTTGATTCGACGTTTGGGTACTGATCATGGCGAAAAAAGAACCAGAAATAGAAACTGCGGCAGAACTACGGCGCAAACAAGTCGAAGCTGATAAATACTTAGATAAATATTTTAATGAGCTAAATAAGCTAACAGACGCTGGAGTAAAGCTAGACCCTGCAACAGTAGACCGCATCCCTACTGCTCTAGAAGGTGACGAATATTTTAAAATATATAACTCTATTGACAAGTTAGACAATCTTAGTGATAGTCAAAAACTTCGTCTTAAACTAGGCATGGAGTTGGGATACGGGGGTGGTCTTCGTATTTCAGAGATAATGAAGCTTACAAGGACAAATGTCAGCGTAACGTCTGATGGCTTAGTTATTTTAAACTTTGTGGGTAAAGGCAATAAAGCAGGTCAAGTTCTTCTTCCTCCAAGAGCAAGTAAGTTAGTCCAAGAAGTATTAAATTCTACTCCCGACATAGGGGATAAAACCCCTCTTTTTCCTTCAGAAAGAAAAGGAAAGTTTCTTTATGGTGGCACGTTTAATAAAAGAATGAAGGACGCTGCCCGCGCAGCGGGGTTTGGAGATGACTTTGTAGATACAACAGTCTCTGCACATAACCTTCGTCATGGGTTTGTAACGACTCTGCTACGCAACGGTACTAGCCTATCAACCGTGCAGCAAATGGCTAGACATGCTGATCCTAAAACCACACTTGGCTATAGTCATGTTATGGGTGCGGATGTAAGATCAGCCATCCTGACTAATCACCCTCTTGGACAAATTGCTAGGCAAGCGCAAGACTTTACCATTCCCAAGAGTCTCAGTATAGACAACCTCGCTCAAGTTATTGATGAGGATAGATTTTTTAGTGTAAAACATGCCTATTCTAATTTTGTTAGCGGTGCGGAAGACGTAAATTATTACAGGGCTGCACTAAAAGATGCGAGGCTTGCTTCTGATTTAATTGAGAATCTAGTTTCCGAGGCTTCTCAAGCCAGAAGCACCCTGTCTGCTAGACCCGATAGAGTTTCATATCAAGCCGTACAAGCTGGCGCTCTCCCCGGCACTAATCTTGTTCCTGAACCCGACACAATACCTAAAAGCAAACGAGGTGTTTCCGCCCCGGCTGGCCGCTCTTTTCGCACTAGCACTGAAGGGCTAGCCCTAGTTCTCAAAACTATGGGAGACAGCAAACTACCTGTAGACAAAGCTTTAAACAGACTTGGTAACAGTGCTGCTACATTCATGTTTGAATTAGAGAATGAAATTGCGAGAGGCAGCAACACAGCACCACGAGTATTAGAAGCTTTTAAATTTGAACTACAAAGACTGTTTCCTGATGGTCTGGCTTTTCAAGGACGTTTTCTTGTTGACATATTAGACGATGAGGGAAAGGTTATTGCAAAAGCAGGTTCTTTAGCCTCGCCCCACGAAGCAGAGGCTATATCTCATGCTCTTTATAAAGCAGGATACTTAGAAGCTACCGACCCAGATTTTAAAAAAGCACAAGAATATTTTGATAGTCTTGATCCAAGCAAACAAACTAAAGAGAGGCTAGAGCTAAGACAAGGACTAGATATTGAAGATACTGGAAGAGGTAAAGGTTCAGACCCATTCACAAATGTTGAATTTGTTGAAGATAAAAATGGAAATGTAAGAAAAGTTCTCCACAGAAACCCTTTATCCGGCGCTTCTGAAAAACAGCCTTTCTTTAGAGTAGGGGGAGAAGCAGGTTTTGTTTTAAATGAAGGTGCATATGAACAAGCGGGTTTTCGTGAAAAAGATACAGTAGAGTGGGCTAAAAGAAAACCAAATCCTGAATACATTGCATATTTTCAGTACCAAGAAAGATTAAGACAAGCTGAACAAGCAGCGCAAGTTAAGTCTCGTGGAGGAATGTCTGCGGGTGAGGTAACTAACCAAACTAAGAGAGTTGCAGACGCTAACCGTGCTTTAGGTATGCTTCAGGCTAATCCACCGCCGCGTCCTGAAGTATCTAACAAAGCAGGGTTTGAGGCTGCGTCTAGCCAACTTTTAGGTGAACCCTATAATCCGCAAGTTACTCCAAAAGCCCTACCAGAGCCGGAACCTCGAAAGATAGAGGGGCCTACAACTCCACTTACTGATGAAGAAGTAGAAGCAGCAAAAAGTAAGCGATCATTTTTAAGAGGCGCAGGAAGGACTTTTAAATCAACGGGAGGAATTGGTGGTTTACTAGGTCTTGGTTTTGGTTTCCTAATGGCGGGTGAATCTGAAGCAGAAGAAACTAAAAAATTTGGTGTTGCGAAAGACCCCGAAAGTTTTGCACTTGAAAAACAAGAAATAGCGACTGGCGTAGTCTATGATGTAAACCCAAAAGACGGTAAATCACGCCCCGGCAGAAGAACAGGACTTCCTTTGGAAGTTCTTAATCAAATGCTAAAAATGGGGAGGTCAGATTTAATTGAAAAGGCTGCTGATGATTGGGAAAAACGAGAGAGCCTAAAACCTGAAGTTAGAAAACAAATAGAAGAAACTAGAGCATTGTACGAGGAAAGTAGAAAAACTACAGTACCTGTACAAGAACAAGAAGAATTTAAACTGAAAGCTCTATATCCATCGGGGCAAAAACCCGGCTATCGTCACCCCGGCTTTGGATATACGGGCGTTCCGATAGAACAGCGTAGAAGTAGTAACCAACCATCCTTCCTTGAGAGGGATCAATAGCTATAGAAAGGAAAAGCTATGTATACATATGGTAAAGACTACATCATGGGAATGATGAAGAAACAGGGCGAACTAAGTGACGCCCCAGAAGGTGCCTTGCACCGCGAAGGACTAGAGCAGATGCTGGTCGGCAAGATTGACCGCGATGCGTTGCAGGTAGATATGCCCCGTCCGAAAAGCAAATCGGTCGATCCGGCAGTCTTCCGCATGGCAGATCAAAAAGACTACTAAGTAAGGAAGTCCTATGGACGATTCACCTTTAGGTGCTACCCCCACTTCTCCTAACCTAGATGATGTCCCCGGCGTAGTTGGGGCTATTCAGTCTAAGTTTAATGACTCGGAACACGGCAGGTATCAGCACGAACAAAGATGGTTATCTGGCTATAAAAACTTTAGGGGTATTTATGACTCCTCGACACAGTTTCGTGAAACTGAAAAAAGTCGAGTATTTATTAAAATAACCAAAACTAAAGTTTTAGCTGCATACGGTCAGATTATTGACGTTCTATTTGCTAATAAAAAGTTCCCAATTGTCGTGGAATCTTCTCCGATGCCTGAAGGTATAGCAGAGTTTGCCCACCTAGACGCAACAGGACAAGCTGCACAGCAGCAGCCGCAGGGGCCAATCGACCCTTACGGTTTTGCAGGGGATGGCAGGGAGCTACAGCCCGGAGCTACAGAAGCAGCCCCTGTAGAGTTGGGGGGGCTTTCGGGAGAGTATGAGAATGCAAACCTTGCTGAAGGCCCTGCAAAGCTAGGAGAGCCGCAAATAGCCCCTTCACGGGAAGCTGCGAGGCGAATGGAGAAGTGCATTCACGATCAGCTACAGGAGAACAATGCAGTAAATGTTCTTCGCCATGCTATCTTTGAATCTGCACTTCTTGGAACCGGCATCATAAAAGGTCCGTTTAACGAATCAAAAACACTACATCGTTGGGAAGAGAACAGGAAGTACTCTCCTTACAAGAAAGTTGTTCCGCGTATTGAGTCTGTTAGTTGTTGGGACTTCTTTCCCGATCCAAGTGCTACAAGCATAAACGATTGTGAATATGTCATACAGCGTCATCGTATGACTTCATCACAGATGCGTGATCTAATGGACAAGCCGTTCTTTCGAGCGGATAACATAGCCCAGTGCATTAGTGGTGGCCCCAACTACGATAACAAGTACTACGAAGAAAGCATTCGCAGAGAGAATGTAGAAGACTTCAATGAGAACAGCAGATACGAAGTTCTTGAGTACTGGGGAATGATGGACTCTCATTTAGCCGCTCAAGTTGGCTTAGAAGAAGGAATTATAGATGAACTTACAGAGATACCTGTAAACATCTGGTCGTGTGGAAATCATATTCTACGGGCTGTATTTAATCCTTTCGTACCCTATAAACTTCCGTTTCATGTGTTTCCGTATGAAGTAAACCCGTATCAGCTATTTGGTGTGGGTGTGCCTGAGAATATGGAGGATGCACAGCTACTAATGAATGGTCACATTCGTATGGCTATTGATAACCTAGCACTTGCAGGTAATGTAGTATTTGATGTTGATGAGGCATCTCTTGTACCGGGGCAGAACTATGATATCTATCCGGGTAAGGTCTTCCGTAGGCAATCCGGCAATCCGGGTACAGCCATTAACTCTGTGAAGTTCCCCAACACCGCTGGTGAAAATATACAGATGTATCAGGCGGCACGACAATTAGCCGACGAGGAAACGGGACTGCCAAGTATTATGCACGGTCAAACAGGCGTGTCTGGCACAGGACGTACAGCAGCAGGATTAAGTATGCTGTTGGGCGGGGCTAATCTTAGTATTAAAACTGTTATTAAGAATATTGATGACTTTCTCCTTAAACCTCTGGGTGAATCTTTCTTTCACTGGAACATGCAGTTTAATGATGAAAAGATGGACATAGTTGGTGATCTTGAAATTAAGCCGCAAGGCACTGCTGCAGTAATGCAGAAAGAAGTGCGTAGTCAACGTCTGACCGCGCTTCTACAAACGGTTGCTAATCCTATGTTAGCGCCGTTTATCAAGATTCCAAATCTTGTAAGGGAGCTAGCTATTGCACAGGATATTGATCCTGATCTGCTTGTTAACGACATGAATGACGCGCAGATTTTTGCAGAAATGTTAAGAGGTTTAAATGTTGGACAAGGAAACATGCAAGACCCTGCTGCCGCTGGTCAACAATCAGGCGGCATGGGACAGTCTGGAGGATTACCTAGCGGACCTGAAGGACAGACATCAGGCCCTGCTGGGGGTGGAGAAATCGGACTTAGAGATGCGATGGCTGCAGGGCAAGGTGCAGGTGGTGGATCACCTTCTCTCCCTGAAGACGCAAGTTAACACACAGCAAAAGGTTTATTTAAAGGATGGCTAACGGCGCTTTAGCACAACAGGCGGGTCAACTATTTGGAACGGGTGTAGTAGCAAGCTTTGATGCTCCCGGTAAAGAAATTGGTGCGCTTCCCGGTGTAGATGAGATAGCCCCTAACCCGCTACAGGCGGCTAGCCTTGCGGGCACACTGACATACACCCCCCCTAAACAGGTTGTTTCTCGTCGCGCAGAACAGACTGAAGGGGGAGACTTTGCTGCTCCTGCGTTTGAAGAGAGCATTTTCATTGAGCCTCCTGCTGCTGGTGATGTAGGTCAGGTTACAGATTTGGCAGGGTTTGGTTCTTTAGATCAAAATTCTCTCAATGCTCTGGGTTTAGTTGGCGTTACTCCTCTAAGTTTAGAACAGACCTTTAGTAATCTAACTAACATAACAAATTTAGACCCCGCCACAACAGCTATAAATCTTGCAAAAAATCTTGACCCTGCTGTTGCAGCAGCAATTAATATCGCTAGGGGTAAAACTATTAACTCACTAAGCAATGCCTTAACAAATCCAAGTATTATAGGTACTCCTGCAGCAATACTAGGCGCACACCAAGCCCTTTCCGCAGTTTTAAATTTTGATTTTGATAAGTTAAGTTCTTTGCCAGATAAAGGCATAGAAGTTATAGAGGGGATTGTGCAGGGGTTTTCAGACCTGATTAACGATCCTGTTAATTCTGCCAAAGCTTTTGTGGATATGGCAGGACAGCACGTAGAGGGAACATTCGGTAATACTGTTAATTCGTTTAATTTTAACGGTATGGATTTCAACGTGCTTAGTAAAGGAATAGAAGAAGAACCAACAATAGGCCCCGTTACGCCGGAAAAAATCGACGCATTGAGTGCAACACGAGGCCCTGTTACGCCCGCATTGGTCACTAGCATGTTGCCGGGGCCAATGAAAGCAGCACCTGCAGTTTTAAATGCTTTTGTAGACTTTATGGCCGCTATTCTGCCGGGGCCTTATTCAAGCTATGGAGAACAACACGAGGCTGATTTAGATACCATGGCAGGGGCGGAACATGGTGTTGAAGTAGATTTAGGGCAAGGTATAGGAATTAATGCTGGACCTTTTGGAAGTGTAATTAGTTTTAACCAAGTAGACATTCTCGGTATAGGGCCTATTAGTTTTGCTTTAGATTTTGATAGGGCGACCTCCCAATATGGTACTGCGTTTTCTCAATATGGTATTAACTATGAAATGGATTATCAAAGTGCTGCAATGGCTAATAGCCTTGGAGGACTTGATCCTGAAGATATGGAAGCTGTTACGGACTTTATTGATGGTCATATGGGGCAAATTACAGATGTTCAGCAAGCCGCATTAGATTTAGCACAAGCGTATCAAGCAGCCTATGAACAACTCGCATTTAACAACTATGTAGATGAAGTAAGCAGGCCCGATTTAGAGTACAGTCAAAATACTGCAGCATTTTCAAGTATGATAGCAGACCGCGCTCAAGAAATGCAAGCATTTGAACTCCCGACATTGGAAGACTTGGATTTGGGCGCAGCCCCGGTCGATTATGCTGACTTGGATAAGGCAGATAAGGCTGCAATGGAATATATAGATACAGTAATGAACCCGCTCGATTTTGAAGCTAGAATGGACCCAGAGCAAGCGAAACAATATGCTGCCAGAGTAAGAAACATAGAACAAAGTATAGAGATGGCAGGAGCCTTCAATGCTGCTGTAATAAACGCTGGAAGCTTTGAGCCGGGTGGTTACAACAGTCAAGACCCCTCAAAAGGGGCGATGGGTCTTGCCAATGCCGTTCAGGGCGTTACTGGAAAAATGACATTCAGTAGTTTTGATCAACAGGATGTTGATGTAGCTGAAGGGTTAAGTCAAGCAGCTAAAGGTTTGGGCTACAGCAATTTTGATGCGGTCGATTGGGATTTTGTAAGTACTGCTGTAAATGAAGAAGTAGTTGGCGGGTATAACACTGATCTAGGTCTTCATGGCAATATTGGCGATTTCGACGCTGCTATGGACATGGGACGCGATGATGTGTCTGATCCGAATGCCGATATTTCACCAGAAGCTGACCTCAACTCTGACCTGACGCAAGGCGATCAAGATGCTGGTAAATCTGGCGATGTTTCCGGTCCGGAAAAAGGCGGGGCTGGTAAAGACACAGGTGCAGAGAATGACCCCGACGAAAGCGGCGAGGGCGCAGGTGCGGCTGACGAAGGCGGATTGGGAACACATATCTGCACCGCCGCGTTTGCGGCTGGCATCAACCCGAAAGAGCGTTTCCGCGCAAACAAAAAATACGGCATCAAGCTGCGCCGTGAAGACCCCGCTCTCATGCGCGGCTATGATAAGGTAGGCCCGTGGCTTGCTACAAAAGTGGGCCACACTAAAGTAGGAAATGTTCTTACTCAGTTGTATGCAAAGAAAGCAAACAACGAAAAGTTAAATTTAAAATATAAATTGTTAGACTCTATTCTTAATCTAACAACAAGACCTGCACTGAGATTGATCGGACGTTTTGCATGACCTCAACAATTTTTAAAGTTAGATTGTTGATGTTTATAACAGTAATTTGTTCAATTGCCTTTTCACCCTTTGTTGATTGGACATTAGCAACTGTTACATTAGCCGCTGTAATGTACTTTGTATATGACTGCCTTGGAGTTATAGTTGCAAATCATCGTTACTGGAGCCACAAAAGTTTTAAGTTTTGTCATCCTATACTAAAATATACGTTCTCTCTTGCAGCCTTATTGAGCGGAACTGGAAGCACACTGGGCTGGGCAGGTCTTCATAGACTACACCATAAACATAGTGATAAACCAGAAGACCCTCATCAACAGGCGCGAGGTTTTTGGAAAACTATATTTATATTTTACAAAGAAGATAATAGTAAACTGCTAAGGGTGTCTATAGATAACGCAAGAAATAAATTTTTACGGATTACAGACAGATACTGGCTTCTTATTATCCTGTCTTGGATAGGTTTACTTTTAGCGATTAGTCCTCAAGTTCTTTACTTTGTTTTTATTCTTCCAAGCGCACTAACGATGTTAGCCCAAGGAATGACAAACTACATGTGCCATAGCAATTTTGGTTACGTAAACTATAACAATGAAGATAGCACCGTCAATTGTCCTTGGATTGCCCCACTTAACTGGGGAGAGGCTTGGCATAACACCCACCACGCTAATCCAGCAAAAAGCAATCTGCGCGAAAAATGGTGGGAAGTAGATATATCAGGAATAATAATAGACGTTATTAAGGTTAAATGATAGCAGGAATAATTATGGCAGCAATAACACTAGAACAAATAGACCAAAATATTAGCTCTCTACCAGAAGAAATGCAGGTAGTTGCAGAGGCTGCTTTTGATAAATTATCACAGCCAGAACTTGATGCTGTGATGGCTTCGTTTGATCTCACATTGGATGAGTCTCCCGTTGTTGATCAACAGGAAGAAGTAATGCCTGAGCCTATGGTAGAAGAGGAAGCAGTTCCGGTAGAAGCGCCTATGCCGCAAGAACCTATGCCAGAACCTAATCCTATGCAGGATCAGATGCAGCGATTAAATCTTGGTGGGGATGTTTCAGGTATAATAGATGTTGAGGGGGCTTCTGAAACAGGTGTAGCTGATGATGTACCAATGGAAGCAAGAGAGGGCGATGTTTTTGTAAATGCAGAAGGGCTTAAAAAAGTTGGATACGGGGATTTTAAGAGGATACTTAAGGAGAATGCTAAGTCACTAAAAGAAAGAACAGGCATTGAAGTAAAAATTGAAGACATATTTCAACCAAGTCAACAAGTAAAGGGTGGAGATAGCCCCGTTAATGTCGCAGCATCTAATAACGAAGCGCGTATAACTAAGGAGCTAGCAGAAGAGATTGGACTTGATTTTCTTGAGAAAATTAATAAATCAGGTGAACCTGAAACTGAAAAGAAAATAGCACAAGAAGGACAAGAACAACAGCAACCTCAACAAGCTCCTATACGGGCTAATATGGGAATAACCGGAGTTAAAAAAAAAGTTGACCTAGATAGTATTAAAGAGGCAGTGCTAGACGTTACAACCATTATTCCCGGTAACAGGGACTTGCTAATGTTTACTGCACAAGCTGAATCAGCTATGGGCCAGCATAAAGGAATGGCTAAACGAAAAAAAGTAAAGACAAAGTATGGAACTGGAACAGTTGGGCATGGTGGTGTTTTTCAGGTGACGGATCAGTTTTTAAAAGAAGTTCAGAGCATACGAACTCCTAACCCGAATAAAAATTTACCGGCTAGTCGTATAAATTTACGTAAACGTATTATAGATGCAAAGGAAGTATATAAACAAGCTTACGGTATAGATATAGATTCAATAAAACCTTCCGACCTATCAGATGTAAGAAACTCTGCATTTTTAGCGAGAATAAAATATTTTATGTCTCCTAGTGCTACTGTCCCAGATAACCAGAACGCAGAGAGATATCATTCCGAGTGGAAGAAAAGGTATAACGTACAGAAGAAAAACCAAGCCTATGCAGAATGGCAAAAAAACAATAGAAATTTTATAATGCCTATTTTTGATGAAGATAAGCAGAATGCTCCAGCCGTAGGTTCTCCCCAAGATATGCGGGAGAATCTTAGTGCTGATGCAAAAGTCACTGAAGCATTAAGCCTTCGTGACAACTTAATGCAGCCACCCGCTAACTAGCGGCCCTGCTGGACTAACCCAACTGCGGCTACCCCATAGAGGCCCCGCAAGGAGGAAAAATGACTACCGAAGTACAAGATCAAGAAATGAATCAAGGCACGTATAAAGGCTCTTATCGTAAAGACGTTTACGAAGAGGATGCCCCACAAGACGCCACCCTTGAGGAAGAGATAGAAGAAAAAGTTCAAGTTGACGAAGAAACTATCAATATAGAAGTTAAAACAGAAGAACATGACTATAAGAAAAGGTATGATGATCTTAAAAAGCACTATGATTCTAAACTCTACGAGTGGAAGCAAGAAAGAGAAGCACTTTCTGCAGACAAGGAAATTGAAGATTCCTTCAATGAAATGCACAACGTAGAAACTGATGCAGACGTAGAGCAGTTTAAGAGTGAATACCCGGATGTATACAATGTTGTTGAAACGATTAGCAATCAAAAATCTTCTAAAGAGCTAGAAGAACTCAAGGAAGAGGTTAATCGCCTTAACCAACGAGAAAAGCAATTAGAAGCAAAGAGTGCTTATCAAGAGCTACTAGCCCATCATCCTGACTTTGCGGAAATTAAAAAATCTAAAGAATTTCTTAGCTGGTTAGATGAACAGCCACCTAGTATCTCTAACGGCATTATTGATAATAGTTCTGACGTTAAATGGGCTTCTCGTGTTCTAGATTTGTACAAAGCCGATAAAGGGCTTAACAAAAAAAGAGGCCGTCCGAAGGGTTCTGCAGCAGAAGCAGTTACTAAAACCAATGCTAAAACAGTTTCTGTTAATCAGGATGCTAATAAGAAAACTTGGACTACCTCAGAGATACGTAAACTTAAACCGCATGAGTATGAAAAGCTTGAAGCAGAGCTTGACTTAGCAAATGCGGAGGGTCGTATCATAAATCAATAGCTAATAGAGAAAGGCTAAGAAAATGCCAGTTGGTGTATCAGCCGGTTACGGTAATCTACCGTCCGGTAATTTCCAAGCCGAAATCTATAGCCAGAAGGTTCTCAAATTTTTCCGCCGTGCGTCAGTTGTAGAAGACATTACTAACACTGACTATGCGGGGGAGATTGAGAACTACGGAGACACGGTTCGTATTATTAAAGAACCTACTGTTTCCATCTCAGCGTACACCCGTGGTGCTGTGGTTACTCCGCAGGACTTGGCTGACGATGAGATTACTCTGGAAGTAGATCAGGCTCAAGCTTTTGCGTTCAAGGTAGATGATATCGAAGAACGTCAATCGCATGTTAACTTTGAGGCGCTTGCAACCTCTTCAGGTGCATACTCCTTGAAGCGTAACTACGACAAAAATGTACTGCAGGTTATGATTGATGGTGCAGGTATTAAGGGTGCTTCTGGCTCCGTTGAAACCGACTCCGCACTTGGTACTGCAGGTACTCCTCATACGATGGACGGCAGCGATGCCGGTGATGAGGCTGTGCAAATCATCGCTAAGATGGCGCGTCACCTAGATCAGGTTGATGTTCCTGAAGAAAACCGTTGGTTTGTAGCGCCCCCGCGTTTCTATGAAACTCTTTACAAAGCGGGTGCTAAAATTGCTGAAGTTCAGGTAACTGGTGACGCTCAGTCCCCCATGCGTAATGGGATGCTGACGGCTCAGAAAGTTATGGGCTTCACGCTGTATAAATCCAATGCCCTTCGTCAGTCCGCTGATGCGACTACGACTACGGACATGGTATCACTCAGTGGTGTTGGCACGGGCGAGAATATTCTTCTTGCTGGGCATATGTCCTCAACAGCCACTGCTAACTCCATTGCTAAGACTGAAGTTATTCGCGATCCTGATTCATTTGCTGATGTGGTTCGTGGTCTGCACGTATATGGCCGTAAGGTCATTCGTCCAGAAGGCTTGGTCCTTGGCATTGTTGACTACAGCTAGAGGAGGTATGAATTATGGCTACTATTGATCGTACTATTTCTGGCGGTGGGACCGTTGGTCATCCTTCGCGGATGCCCTCTCCTTACGTGGTCACTTCGCAGGTCCACGATACTGCCGATGGTGGTACAGGTGGAGACGTTGTACAGCTTGTAGACGTTCCTGCAGATACCATGATTGTTGCTGGTGCGCTTGAAGTTCTTGAAGCGCGTGGTAATGGTCAGATTACTATGGATATTGGCTTTACTGGTGGTGATGTCGACTGTTTTCTTGACGCTTCTCCACTTGCCGCTGGCTTCTCGCCTTTCCTTGAAGCCGCTATTGGGGCTTCCGGGTCCAACTGTCGTATCCTAACAAGTGCTGACACGATTGACGCCCTCATCCTTGATGGTGGCTCAACGGGTGAAAGTGCTGCTCGTTTCCGCATTCACGTTTGCATGGTTGACATTTCGCGCAACCCGCTTACGGAAGCGGCTACGGTGTCGTCGGGTACGTAATCGTACTAAAGGTTTCTGTGGGGTTCCTTTTAAAAACCCCACCCTTCTTGCTTTGATGTGAACTGACGGAGGTACATATGTTTATCAAGCTACTGACTGAAGATGAAGTAAATTTTTGTCTGGACAAGATTGACCAGAATACGTTTAAGAATGGGGAAGATACTGCCCCTGATCTAGAGGACATAAAAAGTAACAAAGAATCAAAGGGTGTCCCGGATGAGGTAAGAAAGCTAGTCACAGACAAGCTGTATGATACACACTATATTGACAGCGTGTATTGTCCTACCAGAGTATCAGTAAATTTTTACAACAAGTATCTTGAAGGTGATTACTACGATTTACACGTAGATGCTTTCAAGGCAAGGCCAAAATCAAACAACGTATTTTTTGACTACGGCTGGAGCATAAACTTAACAGATGACTACGAGGGCGGGGAGTTTACATTAGCAACTCCTGTAGGTCAGATAGGTAAGAAACTAAACGCTGGAGAAGCGGTAATCTTTCCTATCATTTACCCGCACGGCGTAGAAAAAGTTACTAAAGGATTTAGGCAAAATATAATTGGATGGATGTCTTCTAACGTATCTTACGAACAGTCTTTTATTTTGCAAAACATGTACGAA